GAGTTAGATATCAAGAAACTTAGATTGGGTAAGGTCATCGACGTTTGGTTGGAAGCAGAGACCAGAGAGTATGCTGAGAAGGAACTTGAAATGTTATCTGATAGATTTCTTGCCAATACAGTCATGGAAGACTGGGACTATGACTTGACTGAGATTGAAAGTTTCCCCCCAGGTATTGAATAATGCCACATGAATTCGACCCATGCGAAGCACCTATTGAAGGTGAAGTTGATAAGTGGGGGTTTACAATCAAACCCACCATATGCGATAATGAGGTTATCATTAGATGCCTTAAGAATGCCCCTTGTGGTATTGACAAAAAACAAGCAGAACGATTGATTAAACATTATGAAAACCAAGATTAAAGCACAAGTAAAATCTAAGTGGTACTACATTTTTTGGGGAACTGCTACAGTATCAGTTGTCCTTGGACAATTGTATGTTGGCACTGGATATCGCGTTCTGCATAGTGATATGCGAGAACTACTTAATAAAGTTGATGGAGTCCTGCTCCATGTAGAAGAACCGTCCACCAACTACCTTTTTAATTATGATTGATGTAAAACTGATTCGTATTGTTACTGGTGAAGAAATTATTGCAGAACTAGTTTCTCAAGATGAAAATACTATTACGGTAAAGAATGGTCTTGTAGTTCTTCCTAGTGCTCAGAATGTTGGATTCGCTCCTTGGGCAACTGTCATTAGTAAAGAGAACCCCGAGATTACAATGGATATGCGACATATAGTTTATGTCGCAGAAGTTGAAGAAAATGTCGGAAAGAAGTATAATGAAATGTTTGGGAGTAAGTTGATTACTCCTGATAGTAAGAAATTGATTGTTTGATATGCAATTAGAACTTGATGATGCAATTTATGCAGCTGACAAATTCATCGATTACTTCTCTAACATGGGACGTATCGATGAATATCTGCGTAATGTGAAACTTGATCGAATGAGTCAAATGCAAACATCTATTCTGGGTATGGGACCAGAGGATGATATGTTTGACTCATTTGACATGCACCCCGAAGACATGAATATTCGGGTGTACCCTGCAGGTGTTCGGGATGGATTTAGTAATCAATATTTTAATGAGAGATTAGAGGTCACTACATCTCATGCTATTGAAAATTCCATTCCAGGAAAATCCTTGAAGTGGATTGTCAAGGAGATGAACACAAATAAGATCCTGGGATTTTGTAGGTTTGGTTCTCCCACGATCAACTCCAAACCTCGCAATGAGTGGTTGGGCAGCGTTCCCGAACTGACACGATTCAATCGTCATGCGATCATGGGATTTATTATTGTCCCGACTCAACCGTTTGGTTTCAATTACCTGGGTGGTAAACTCCTGGCACTCCTGTGTTGTTCCCACACCGCCCGTGAGACGTTAAATAGTAAGTATGACGCAGACATCTGTCTGTTTGAAACAACGTCTCTCTACGGGTCTACAAAGTCCTCCTCACAGTATGACGGTCTCAAACCATACATGAGATATAAGGGACTTACTCAGAGTGATTTTACTCCCCTTCTACATGATGAAATCTTTCAGGAGTTAAACAAATGGTTTATAGCACGGAACGGGGACAAGAGTCTGGTGAAAGAGGACGCCTCCAGTCGCAAACTCAAAACCCAACAGAAAATGATCTCGGTGATCAAGAAAAGCTTACCTTCTCAAAAGGTTGCGGAGTTCCAAACTGCGATTGTAAGTGCAAAAAACCTGACTGAACAAAAACGTTTCTACATGTCTGATTATGGATTCAGCAACGCTCGTGAAGTTATTATGGGTGAACAAGAAACTCTTACTCCTGGCCAAAATTATGAAAAGTTCCATACCGAGAACTTGATTAAGTGGTGGAAGAGGAAGGCATCCAACCGATATGAGAAACTAAAATCTGAAGGTAGACTCCGCACAAAAGTAGAAACTTGGAATTCAAATCCAGATGAGATAGATATTATTAGATAATTGAGAACTTTATGACTCTAATTTGCAACCTACCCTCAGAAAAAGTCTGGGTTCGTAAAGAGTATCTGACTGATCACCAAAGTGGTCATGGTGAGTTTGTTGAAGGTATTTGGGTAACTGCTAAGAGTATCCCTGGTCGTGCTTTTTACTTCGAGACATATCTCCCCGAGTATGGAGCTATGTACGACAAACTTCCCATCAGTGCTTTTGTTTCTCGTCCAGAAACACCAGATCCCGATTTAGATTTACCCAATCTACAGTTCTGGAACTGTATGGATTATGATGTAACTGCTATTGTAAAAAGTATCGTTGCATCGATGGAGTGGGAAGTAAGAACAAGACATTTTGGGAATATCAAAGGTACGTATATTTGTACTCTCGATAACTATCATGGAAACATCGATACTATTGATGCATCCACTAGTGAACTTCCTGACGAACATAAATCGTTCAATTTGATTGGACTCAGGAATGGTCAATATGCATTATATCCCAACAATAGAAGTCGTATTTACGATATTTCTATGACACCTTCATCACCAAAGGTGCCCGACTTCAAAGTATCTACTCAGTTTTATCAGGTAGAGAATGGTGTTGAGTGGGGAAGACTCGGTGATTGTGATGATTATTTCTGGACTACTCCAGATGAAAGGGTAGAGAAGAATGAAATGTGAAGTCACTCTATTCAAAGCTGGTACTGTCTTCAAAGAGACTGTGATTGCGAGGGATTATCAAGATGCAAAACAAGTTGCACTTGCAAGAAATCCCAACTCTACTGTTATTAGTGTAACTGCGGTATTTAAATAATGAGCTACGAACTGAAAGACTATTTGAATTCAATCAATTTAACAAAAGAAAATGTTATGTCGGAAGAGGATCCGACATGGGAAAAGAAATATCCACCATTTATCATAAACAAGTGTTTATCGGGTTTCATCGATACTATCATGTTTGCAAATGAGATGAATCTCAATCACCAACTACCATCTCGTCTCCAATATGACTTTCTTATAAATATCGTTAGGAAACGAAGAAGATTTTCTCCGTGGCTAAAGAAGGATAAGATTAATGACCTTGATGCAGTGAAATCATACTATGGATATAGTAATGAGAAGGCTCAACAAGCTCTAAAAATTCTTACCAAAGACCAAATTTCATTTATAAAAGACAAGCTTGATGTTGGAGGTAAAAGATGAGTGCCTTTGTTGAACCTGAGGTTTCCTGGTCACAAGATCAAATGATTGAAGTGGTTCTAAATGAACCAGATGATTTCCTAAAAGTAAGAGAGACTTTGACTCGCATTGGAGTCGCCTCTCGTAAAGAAAAAAAGATTTATCAATCATGTCATATCCTGCATAAACAAGGTAAGTATTATATCGTTCACTTCAAAGAACTCTTTGCATTGGATGGTAAACACGCTAATCTTACCGTTAATGATGTGCAGCGTAGAAATCGTATTATCAATCTTCTATCCGATTGGGGATTGATTACTATTATCAATCCGGATTCTGTATTAGATGTTGCACCACTAAATCAAATTAAGGTGTTATCATATAAGGATAAGAATGATTGGATTCTAGAATCCAAATATAACATTGGCAAGAAAAAGAAACCTACACCATGAACGACGAAGACGAACTATACTACCCTGAACCTGAAGAAGACGGGTGGATGATGTCAGTAGATCTTGATATCAATGCAGTTCGTAGTCTTTATAATTCCTTAGACTATTACCTTAAAATTTGGCCAGGTTCTCCTAGGAGACCCGCAGATGAACAAGAGTTTATTAAGTATATGAGAAATAAACTTTTTATGGGAATGACTGAGTATAATTTTCATTATAACGAACATAAATAGAGTTGAGACCTTTTCGTGCGGTCTCTACGAAAGTCGGAACACCGTATAGAGAGATTCGGTTTTTACCGTGTCTCTTTTTTTGTTTTTGTGATTAAATATTAATGGATGCCTTCGGGGTCCACACAACGTTACTCGCTTAATTAAGGAGAACCACATGACAGACCTAATGCGCTTCAATGCGTCAGATCTTCCTGCGCTCTTAGAACGATTGAATAAGAACAGCATTGGAATGGATGAGTACTTAGATAGACTCTTTAAAGTTCATGAAAATGCTCAAAATTATCCACCATATAATGTAATACAGGTAAATAATGTTGAGACTGTATTAGAACTTGCACTTGCAGGATTTAAAAAAGAAGAAGTAAATGTCTACACCGAATACGGAAAACTTTTTGTTGAGGGGACAAAAGACGAAAAAGAGATTGAACATCAATACATCCACCGTGGAGTTGCTCAAAGATCATTTAAGAGAACATGGACAATCTCAGACGATCAGGAAATTGCATCAGTCAGCTTTGAAGATGGGTTATTGAGTATCAAACTGGGTAAGGTTATACCTGATCATTACAAGAGACAAGATTGGTTATGATACCCTGACTGATTTTTGATACGATTGATACAGAAGTGTATCATGGTGATACACTATAATCTATATAATTATGTACTTACAGAGGACGACTTATGAACTTTACGGCCGCCACTCTCACTGTTGGAATGTTTATGACTATTTTTATCGGTGGTCCCATCTCTAGCATACTACCCTAATGGACCGCCCACAAATCTATATCTAACTACTCCATAAATAAAATTGAATATCGTCGTCGCATACAGGGAGGTAACTGGCAAAATCCAGTTGACGCCTCCCTTTTTTTGTGGTATCCTGGTGAGAGGTAAATTGTAGTTATGTCGATTAAATTAGCTCTTCTGAAGTCAGGAGAAACAGTCATTGCTGATGTTCAAGCGAAAGTGGATCAAAGTGATAGAGTAGTTTCTATTGCCTTCAAAGATCCTTTCTGTGTAGAATTGGTAACTCCATCTGTTGATTTTGATGCAGAGGAAGGTGAAGTTGAAAAGGAATATGCAATAAGATTTTGGTCCTGGATGCCTCTGACGGATGATGAGGAAATTAAAGTAAACCCAGATTGGATTGTATCGTTTACAACTCCTAAACAAGACCTTCTTAATTCCTATCAGGAAAAGATGGGTGATGGACCTGAAGAAGGCGAAACACTTGTAGATAACTTTGAGGTACTAAATGGATGATTTAATTCAGGTAATTGTTCTGGTTGATGGAACAATTCTAATTTCAAAAATGGGTCAAGTTGTTTCTGAACTTGGTGAACCAGATTGCCGTTTGATCCAACCACATGTTGTGGAAGGTCTTCGACCTTGGTTAGAAAACTTGACTGAACAAACCGATGATATTATGATTTCATCGGATAAGATTTTGACTTTGGTTGACCCCAAAGACGACCTACTTAATGATTATTTGACTCTCACTAAATGAAGTTTTACACGAGCGTTGTTCTCCTTGGTAATGATATCCTTGTCCGTGGATATGAAAACGGCAAACATTTCACAAAACGTGAACCTTTCCAACCTAGGTTCTTCGTCCCGTCGAAACGAGAGAGTAAATACAAAACCCTTGATGGTCAAGATGTAGAACCCATTCTTCCTGGTACTATCCGAGAGTGTCGAGAATTCTTGGACAAGTATAATGATGTGAATGGGTTTAAAATTTATGGAAATGATCGATACGTATACCAATACATTGCTCAGAATTATCCTGAGGAAGAGATCAAGTTCGATATTTCTAAGATTAATGTCATAACAATTGATATTGAGGTTGCAGCGGAGAGTGGATTCCCTGATGTATTCAACTGCGCTGAAGAACTTCTACTGATTACAGTTCAAGATTACAATACCAAACAGATTACTACCTTTGGATCTCGTCCAGCAAAGGTTGATCAGAAAAATGTGAGGTTCGTTTACTGTGATGGTGAGTATGAACTTATCACTAAGTTCATGGATTGGTGGCAGAACAACACGCCAGAGGTCGTTACAGGGTGGAATAACGAACTGTATGACATGCCCTACTTGGTTGGTAGGATTTCCCGTCTGATGGGGGAGAAGTATGCCAAACGTCTTTCTCCGTGGAACGTGGTGCGTGTCAAAGAGGTCACCATCATGGGTCGGAAACAACTCAGCACTGAGATTGCGGGTGTGTCTATTTTGGACTACCTGGACCTCTATAAGAAGTCCCCTGCAACTCCGAATCAAGAGAGTTATCGATTGGACCACATCGCCTTCATGGAGTTGGGTCAGAACAAATTGGATCACTCAGAATACGATACCTTCCGAGAGTTCTATACAAATGATTGGCAGAAGTTTGTTGAATATAACATCGTTGACGTGGAACTGGTTGACCGTCTTGAGGATAAACTACGTCTGATTGACTTGTGTTTTACTCGTGCATTTGACGCCAAGGTAAACTTCAATGATATTGCATATCAGGTTAGGACTTGGGACTCTATCATCTACAATTATCTTCTTAAGAAGAATATTGTGATTCCGCAGAAGGAACGTAATAGTAAGAGTGAGAAGTATGCGGGTGCGTTCGTGAAAGAACCTATCCCAGGTGCATACGAGTGGGTAGTTAACTTTGACCTTAACTCCCTATATCCCCACTTGATTATGCAGTACAACATCTCTCCAGAGACTTTACTTGAACAACGTCACCCCAGTGTGACCGTCGATAAAGTTTTAAAGAAAGAACTTACATTTGAGATGTATAAGGATACTGCAGTTTGCGCCAATGGTGCGATGTATCGTAAGGATGTTCGTGGGTTCTTACCAGAACTTATGGAGAAGATGTACAACGAACGTGTTATCTTCAAGAAGAAGATGATTGAGGCAAAGAAAGCCTATGAGAAGACTCCTACTAAAGCATTGGAGAAGGAGATCTCACGTTGCGATAACATTCAGATGGCGAAAAAGATTGCACTGAACTCTGCTTATGGTGCGATTGGTAATGAGTATTTCCGATACTACAAACTTGCAAACGCAGAGGCGATCACACTGTCGGGACAGGTATCGATTCAGTGGATCGAAGAAAAGATGAATAGTTACATGAATAATGTACTAAAAACTAAAGGAGAAGATTATGTTATCGCTATCGATACTGATTCTATCTATCTTAATATGGGTCCTTTTGTTGAAGCTGTATTCAAAGGGAGAGAGGCGTCTACTGAGGAAATTGTCAATTTCCTTGATAAGATCAGTGAAATGGAACTTGAAAAGTATATTGAAAGTTCTTACCAAGAATTGGCCGACTACCTCAACGCCTACGAAAACAAAATGGTGATGAAACGCGAGAATATCGCGGAACGTGGAATCTGGACTGGTAAGAAACGTTATATCCTCCGTGTATGGGATAGTGAGGGCGTTCGTTATGAGAAACCTAAACTTAAGATGATGGGTATTGAGGCAATCAAAACCTCTACTCCTGCACCTTGTCGTAAGTATATTAAGGATGCACTTGAGATTATTATGACAAAGGGGGAGGATGATGTGATCGACTTCATCGAGAATGCTCGTAAAGAATTTGCAGAGCTTCGACCTGATGAAATTGCATTCCCTCGTAGTATTTCTGAGATTAATAAGTGGATATCTCGTACTGATATGTACAACAAGGGTTGTCCAATTCATGTTCGTGGTGCAATCTTGTATAATCACTACACTAAGAAAGCCGGACTTGATAGTAAGTATCCAGCAATTCAGAGTGGGGAAAAAATTAAATTTTGTTATATGAAAGTTCCTAATACTATTCAAGAGAATGTATTTTCTTTCATACAAGAGTTTCCAAAAGGATTAGATCTCGAAAAGTATGTTGATTATGATGCACAGTTCAACAAATCTTTTGTGGAACCGATGAAAATTATCCTTAACGCTATTGGTTGGTCTGTAGAAAAGAAAGTAAGTCTAGAATCATTCTTCGCATGAATTG